TTTCATCCGCGAAAGGAGCGAAACTGGGAACTTTCGCGTTACGAAAAACACCCCAAAATCCCCTACGAGGGGAGCGAAAACACAGCAAAATCAACGCAATGCGTGTCGCATGTGACAATAGTGAGCCAAAAACCGTACGAAAGGGGGGCCACCCCCCGTCCCGCCGTCGCCGCGCCGCGAATTGCCATTGCGAGACCCCCGAGAAATCTGAGCAAAATTGAAAACGTCTGGAAATGATCAATGTCACGTAAAAAAGCTATACAAACTGGCGATAAGCTAACGCCACTTCAAGTCGCCAACATGCGAGCAGGACTGTACCGCCGAGTAGAGGCGCAGATAGACGAGGCCCACGACGTAGTGATGGGCAAACAGGAGTGGAACCCCACCCAAGCGCGGGTATTCACGGCCATGTTGAACAAAGTCGTACCTGATCTCACCGCCCAATTCGTGCAACACGAGCACAACATACAGGAAGCACCCGAGAAGATGTCTCGTGAGCAGCTTGAGGCGATTGCCATGGGCGTAAACAACATAATAGACGCTGAAACCGTAGAGACTGAGGAATGAGCATCTCGGCGCAGGACGCAGCCAAGCATCTCCTCAAGCTCAAGGCAGCAGAGGACAGCTTTCTAGGCTGGGTACGCCTACAGTTCCCCGACTGGACGCTACCGCAGTTTCACCTGGACATGATCGAGGCTCTCGACAAGCTAGAGCGCAACACGCTTACGTCTCACCACGGCAAGTCGGCCTCCGAGCGGGAGAATACGGAAGAAGTACCCGTACGAAACCTACTAATCACCATGCCACCGCGCCACGGCAAGTCCACATACGGCTCCGTAATATTCCCCGCTTACTTTATGGCGCGAAAGCCCAACCGTTTCCTGATGTCCACCTCGTACAACAGCCAACTGGCCACCGATTTCGGTCGTCAAGTGCGTGATCTGGTCAATGAGCCGCTGACATCCCAAGCGTTTCCCGACTTCGAGATGTCTCAGGACAGCCGAGCCGTAGACCAGTGGCGTACAACTGGCGGCGGAGCCGCGTACTTTATCGGTGTGGGCGGTACAACGTCTGGTCGCGCAGCGAACCTCCTCCTTTTCGATGATCCACTAAAGTCCAGAGAGGAAGCCGAGAGTGCCACGCAGCGGAACAAGGTCTGGAATTATTATATATCCGCTCTCAGCACCCGTCTCCAACCAGACGTTGACGGTGTTCCCCCCGCGCAAATCATCATCCTCACCCGATGGCACCCTGACGATCTTGCAGGGCGACTTATGCAAACTGATGACTGGCATGAGGGCCGCTGGCTTCATATCAACTTCCCTGCCGTCGAGGAGCGACCAATTCAAGGAGACGCTGGTAAAATTTCCCGCTCCAATCTACCAAGCGACGACCCTCAGTACCTCGCACCAGGCGAAGCCAGCAAGCTCGGCAAAGCAAAACGATACATACGCAAGACTGAGAAGAGAGCCTTGTGGCCCGAACGGTTTTCCCTCGAAGATCTGGAGCGTCGTCAAAGATTAAACCCGCGAGAGTTCGCATCTCTCTACCAGCAGACCCCGTATATACAGGGCGGCAACATGATACGCTCACATTGGTGGCGTACGTACCCTGCTGACATGAAGCCAGAGAAGTTTAACTCTCTCATCATTGCAGCCGACACTGCGTTCAAGGCCAAGCAGACGAGCGATTACTCTGTCATGATGACTATGGGTCTCGATACGAACGGCGACATCTACATCGTGGACGTTCATCGAGAGCGGTACGAGTTCCCTGACCTCAAGCGCAACATGATCATGCTTAACAACCAGTGGCGCGGTCGTGGCTTGCGTGGCATCTACATCGAGGACAAGGCCAGCGGTCAATCCTTGCTGCAAGAGCTGAAGCGAGAAAGCGGCGTATCCGTGATCCCGTACAAAATATCCAGCGACAAAGTTTCCCGCCTGTCGGCGGTACTGCCTCTAATTGAGGGTGGCCGTGTGTTCATCCCCAGCGCTGCGCCGTGGTTAGACGCCTTCCACGACGAGATGCAAACCTTTCCTGCTGGTACTCACGACGACATCGTAGACGCCATGACCATTGGCCTAGACGTTCTCGCCCGCACCCCAGCAACGGGTGAATATTACGCACCTCCATCGTTCGCACTTCCCAAGTCGAGCGACAGTTTATGGAACCAAAAGTCCGACCTAAACAATCTCAGCTCCGCGTGGCGTGGCTGGGGTGAATAAGGACGACTGAGGTACAATTATAGGAGTAAATGTTTTCTTATGGCACTGACTAACACAAATTACCGTGCGGACTTCGTACCTGAGAGCGATGGCATCATCGTTGACTTGTCCGAACACGCTAATGCTCTCATGGCATACGAGGATATTTCCTCGATGCTTACTGATGAACAGGAACAACGCATAGTTGATTATGCTCGTTCTGCTATGCAGATGTCATACGACCGCATTTCACGTCGTTACGACCACTGGACGCAGGCGGATCGGGCACATGATGTGTACGTAGATCCTCACGCGACACAGTTTCGTGAGAAGGCGGTCATTGCAGACACACGCGCTATTGCAGATACTGTGCTTACGTACCTGATGTCGGCTCTTACGGGCCGAAACCCTATGTTTCAGTTGGAGGGCTTGAACCGCAAGTCTCGGAAGGGGTCTCAGATTATTGAGCGCCTACTTCATCAGCAGATGCGCAGAACAGCAGGAGAGGCTCGCCTTGCCCAACATCTTCTTGACAGCATTCGGTACGGATACGCACCCACGAAAGTTACGTGGGATGCTTCCTCGCGAACAAACCAAATCACCAACTTCGACCCGCGCCGCGTTTTCCACGACCCCCGTGTCCAGTGGGGAGATTGGGAGCGGATGCAGTACATCATCTTTTCTGACTTCTCTTCTTATGACGCACTCATGCAAACAGGCATGTACCCCAAGCTCAAGCAGTACCCATCCCTCAGAAACCGCCTCACACCTCCTAGTGGTGGGTGGGACGGACATAGATGGCATAAAGAAGCGGGACGAGGACTAAGCATTGACCCTGCCGAGCGCAACCGTCGTGAGAGTGGGGGTACATTCTTCGCCCTCGGAGACAGTCGTGTAGTTGATGAGATGTGGGTTCGCCTTGCTGGGTACGAAATCGGCGTACCTCAGATCGAACAGTTATGGATGTGCATCACAATTCTCGACGAGAACGTGGTTATCCGTTGCCAACTCAACCCATACGGCAGGCAGTTCCCTGTCGTGATAGGCGGTCTGTACCACGACGCACACAAAACGTACTCGCAGTCGTTGTATGATCTACTTCTTCCTCTGCACGACGTAGCGACATGGCTTCTTAGGTCACGTATCGACAACGTACAGGCCGCTTTGACCAACTTAATGTTCGTAGATCCCACGCAAATTGCGATTGGAGACCTAATTGACCGCAATCCACACGGCATTGTGCGTACTTTACCTGGGGTAAAGCCAGGTGAGGGCGTCTTTATTAGCCAGATCCCTGACGTAACTAGGGGTCATTGGAACGATATTGAGGCGATGTCGGGTCTGAAGCAGCGTGTATCTGCTGCATCTGATGCGCAGCAGGGTATGCCTACGGCAGACGGCATTCGTACAGCCACAGAGATCCAACGTCTTACCCAATTAGGCTCACAACGCCTCGGCGTACTCGCTCGTACGATTTCGGCCACCTCTGTGCGTCCTATGGTTCGCATGATGGTTGCCAACGTACAGGACTTCTTCGCTCCCGAAAGCTCCATCCGCATATCTGACAGTGATAGTGCGGGGAATGTGGCCGACATGGTGAAGGACGGATACCTCGACTTCAAACTTCAAGACATCCAGGGCGACATTGAGTACCTCGTCGTAGACGGTACGCTTCCCTTGGAGCCAACTCGCAACGCTGAGACATGGATCACGATGCTCCGCACTCTTAACGAGACGGGCATGGCCATGGAGTACAACAGCGGCAAGATCGTCGAGGAAGCAATCCGCTCCATGGGCGTCTCTGACCTTGACCAGTTCAAGATCAACAAGGAGCAGCAGGCTCAAGGCCCAACCCCGTCACAACAGATGCTGATGATGGAGAAAGCTCGCGGCGCGAACGTAAAGTCCCAAGAAGACATCGAGCGTCAAGTTGAGAAGGGCAACCTAGTACCAATGAAAGAGGCTCCGAAGCAATGACGAACCCTGTAAACAGCAAGCACTGGGCATCACAGGTGGACGCGGTAACTCGCGAGTACATCGACGCTCGTATCCACGAAGAATTAAAACCTATTAAGGACGACATAGCGGCCCTTCGTGTTGCAATATTGGCAACTAGAGAAAGCCTACAGCGCGATATGGGTAATGTAGCGGGTCGGATGTCGAACACTGAAGAACTGCTTGAAATGTCATCAAGCCGCGCAGCGAAATTGGCCAGTATCGCGAAACAGATGGACGAGGAAAGCTAATGGCACGCACACGCGTCCCTTCAGAACAGCTAAACTTCCGCTCGCAGAACACGGGCATTACGCTTCTTGATACTTATCTTGAGGATGCAGAGAAGGGCGGCCTACCGCTTGCTACTCTGATGGGCAAGTTGTTCGATGACGCGACTGGTGACATCGACGCGTTTGAGTTTCGTTACACAAACGAGAATGACACACAGACCTTGGAGCTTCGTATTGGTACGGACGGGGATTTCCAAGAGGTTGCATCTTTTACGCAGCTATTCACTGACTTAGCTAACTTCAAAGCCACTGCTCTTTCCGACATGGAAGTGAAGCGGGCTGATGCAGAGCAGAGTGCGCAGGAAGCCCTTGCTTCTGAAACTGCCACGGCACTTGCTCAGTCAGCATCTGAGGCAGCCAGAGACGACGCGCAGAGTGCGCGAGACCTCTCTCAAACTTATGCGAACCAAGCGTACCAAACCACACCAACCGTGATCCAGCAGGGCATCTTACTGGCCCAACTGCACGGTGAGCTATTCAACGGGAGTTCTCTCTAATGCCAAACATTTCGGTATCAAACCAGCAGGCTCTCGCAGACGAACTTGCCCAGCGCTTGACCACATTAACAGCATCAACGCCCAACGCCGACTTGGTGTACTTGGCGCGTATGATCGAGATCTTTAACGGCAACGCCAACCTTTCGGCAGTGTCGTCAGAAGGGGATACGCAACTATCGCGCGTCCAAACAGCGGGTGATCAGGAGATTGTTGACGTACAATCTGAAGGCTCCACGCAAGTAAGCGCCGTGCAGGCAGCATCGGCAACCGAGCAGAACGCTCTTAACGGCCTACAGACAAGCATCCAGTCAGCGTTGAACGCTTACGCGATGTCACCGTCTAAGGTCTTTTTCCTGTCACAATCGTAAACGAGGACAACCATGGCAAACGGACTATTAGGAAAAAAGGTCGTAAATGCTCGCGATACGGAAGTAGTTTACACTGTACCCGCTTCACGAACTTCGACCTTTAACATCAACGTACTGAACAACGGTGGCAACGCTGCCACTGTGAACGTGTACGTATCGGACAAAACCTACCAGACGCGGGACTTCGAAAACTACCTCGCGCCTCTAAACTACAACAAAGCATGGGTTTCTGCTGACACAGACAACACCCTCGACTTGATTGGCAAGAGCACATCTAAGATGATGACCGCGCTCAAGACCACGCCTGTTGAGCCAGTCGCTGCTAACACAGCGTCCAGCCCCATCGCTTCTAAGAAGATTGAAACTTTGCAGACAGCAAATGCTGACGGCAATTTCTTCTTAGTCAGCAACCCATCAGCAGTTGGCAACCCGCTTCCATTCTACAATGGCGGCGAGCTTTATGTACGTTCCGCTCCTGACGGTGGCGTATATACATTCGACAACTACTTCTCAGGCGGGGCTGCTACTACAGCGGCGTCAAACTACGGTCAAACCGCCACAGACAACATTCTTTGGGCCACAAACCAAGACGCGGCCTTTGCTCTTACTTACGTACAGGGCGTTCCTGGCGGCGCAGGCTCAGTTGTGAACTCGATTGCGGATTACCGTGCGACTGGTGCGACCTACGGCTCTGCCTTTACTTGGGGTTTGGGTGCTATCAGTAAGATTGCTGGCGTCAAAACTGCTGAAGAGCGCTTCATCATCGGCACAACTACTGGCTTTAACTACATGTCCAACGACGACACGCCAGAAACTCAGGCCGAGTTCCAGTCCAACACCATGTCACCACCTACAGGTATCTCAGGATACATGATTGGTGCGGCAGCTATCGAAGGCTCCACCGTAGGCGAGGGCAACCTTTACATTGCTTACTCAGGAAACAAGGTTGCGTACGCTGCGTACACAGCAGCAGCTCCGTTCCCGACTACTGGCTACAGCGTATTCGACTTCCCAGCGGGCGTCACATACGACAACGTGGTTGATATTCGCGCAGAAGGTTCGAACTTCGTTATTGTTACATCGACAGGCGAGAAGCAAAGCTCCTCGGATCTTGGCGTGACTTGGACTGTAGCTAAGAGCTACGCGGCCCAGCCAATCGGCATCTCGGTCGCCAGCATTGACGCTCAGAACAAGTTCGTGAACGACGACCTTTCCACTAACGTAACAGAGCTTACCTTCGTACGCGGTCGTACGTATCGCTTGCATCAGCTTGCCGCTGGTAACAACGGCCATCCACTACAGTTCTCTGAAGTGCGCGGTGGGCCACATTCAAACGGCACGCCTTACTCTACAGGCATGACCTTCATGATGGGCAACCCTACTGCTACAGCTCCGTTCGCAGTAACTTCCACAACCAATGCTGACTGGGTTAGCGGCCATGCGACCTACAACGGCCAAGCCCGCATCATCGAGTGGGAAGTCCCTTCATCGGCTCCTGACACACTGTACTTCTACTGCCCGAACCACACCGATATGGGCTACGCGATTTCAATCGTAAACGAAGATACTGTTGCACCTCACGACACAGAAACAGCCCTTGCAACCGTCAATATCTACAACGCTGACAACGGCGATGCGGATCGGCGCTATGATCTGACCTTCGACGGCAACGCCTTCATGCGCGAAAAGCGTTTCTATG